AACGGGTTTGGCTTTAGCAATAAGGAGAATTAATATGGCAGGCGGGATAACAGCAGCAGTTATTGGAGGCACAGCTATTCTTGGCGGTGCGTATATGTCGTCACAAGCAGCTAGAAGCGCTGCTGGCACTCAAGCCGACGCCGCAAGATACCAAGCAGATCAACAAGCCGCCGCTACAGAACGGCAGGTACAACTGTCGGAGCCTTATCGGGCTGCGGGTACCACCGCTGTAAACCAACTATCCCAAATGAGTCAGCCTGGCGGCAGGTTAACTGAAGAATTTAACCCTGCTACGGCGTCCACTATGGATCCAGGCTATGCGTTTAGGCTTAGAGAAGGCATGAAAGCGCTTAACGCTAACGCTGCCGCTAGAGGTGGTTTGATCTCTGGCAACGCCTTAAGAGCCGCTACAGGCTATGGTCAAGAGATGGGATCGCAAGAATACAGCAACGCGTTTAACCGTTATCAGATAAACCGCGCTAATTTACTGGATCCTTTAAAATTCCTATCAGGTCAAGGTCAAGCGGCTGCTGCTGGGCAAGCGGCCAACATTGGCGCAGGCGCAACCAATACTGCCAATTTAATGACAAATGCCGCTAATGCACAAGCTGCGGGTCAAATTGGCTCTGCTAATGCTTATACAAACGCCATCGGGCAAGGTGTTAGCCAGTACAACTACAACAATTTGCTAAATCGTTTTGCACCACAAACGCAAGCAACTAATTATTACGGTACAACCCCGGGAACTACAGGCGATTTTCAATCTTCAGTTTATGGTGGCACCGCAACAGCTTAAAGGAATAAATATGCCCATTGATCCAAATATCCCCCTTCAAGCTCAAAATGTAAAGATAGAATCGCCTATGAACCAATTAGCTTCGGTTGGCGAAGCTATGAAAATTGGCGAAATGAACCGCGGCATACAAACGCAAAACAAATTGCGCGAATTGTATTCACAAGGCGTTGATGTCAGTACGCCCGAAGGCTTTAAACAATTAGCAACGCTTGACCCTGCAACGGCGCTAAAGCTACGGGCTGATGCCTTGCAAGGCCGTAAACTTGAAGGCGACATTAAAAAAACAGGCGTTGAAATTGACCAAAAAACGTATGATTTAGTTAAGCAAAGAACGTCTGATTTAGCTTTTAATCCTTCAGATGAAAATATTATTGCTCATCTTCAAGACGGCGTTAAACGTGGTGAAATAACGCGTCAACAAGCGGACATGACTTGGAAAGGCGTAGCTTCTTTAAACACAGAACAACGGGCAAAATACTTTACTGACTTAGGCGTTAAAGCTGACAAACGCTACGAAATGAGTAACATTAGTGCAGCGCAACAACAGACTGCTGATATTACTAAACGTGGGCAAGACATTCAAGCTGGTACAACACGCCGTGGTCAAGATTTGCAATATGCACCTGACGTTGTGGCTAACACCGTTACTGACGCTGCTGGCAATGTGACCCAATTTAACCGTAAAGGTGAAATTATTGGTAAACCTGGCGCTGTTGGTAAGCCAAGCGCTACGTTTGAAAAGACTGCTGCATTGCAAAAACAAATGGGCAGAGATCTTGATTTGGCTATTACTGAAATTAATGACGCTATTAAACCAGGTGGTTTACTTGATAAATCTACTGCTAGCGGCGCAGGTAAACTGCGTGATGCTGCGGGTAACTTTATTGGCTATGCTACAGAAGGTGCTATTGCAGCGGCTTCATTAAAACCAATTGCAGACTTAGGTCTTAAAATGGTACCGCGCTTTGAAGGCCCTCAGTCTGACAAAGATACAGCGTCTTACAAAGAAGCTGCTGGTCAATTGGCTAATGAAAGTTTACCTGTTGCTATAAGGCGTGCTGCTGCTAAAACTGTTGTGCGTTTAATGACATCTCGTAAAGGTCAGTTTGTAACTGAAGGCATGGCAAATGAAGGAATCGGCGCAAGCGCTCCTGCATTGCCTCCTGGCTTTACCCCAGATAAATAAAGGTCATTATGGCACTTCAAACCGCTACTAATCCTGAAACGGGTGAACGCCTTGCTTTAATTGGCGATGCTTGGAAGCCTATTACGCAGTCAGCTACCAACAAAGAAGGCGTTAAAGCCTATTTAGTTGATAACAAATGGCTGACTGATACGCCTGCTGCCCCTGCTGCTGAACCTGAAGGTCGTCAAAACGTCGGTGCAGAATTACCGGCGTTTGCTAAAGACAACCCTAACCTATACGCTGGTTTAGTAAAAGCCCGTCAAGTTGCTGGCCCTACCATTGAAATGCTTGGTGGTGTTGCTGGGGGTGTGCTTGGCGCCGGTGCGGGCGCTGTGGCGTCACCAACCGTTGTGATTAACCCTGTAACGGGCGGTGTTGCTGGTTCAGCCCTTGGGTATACCACGGCTAAGGAACTGCTTAATAAAGCCGACGTAGCCCTTGGATTAGCCACAAAAGAACCCGGTGGTCAAGCCACAGGTCGTGCAGCGGGTAACCTGGCTGAAGGCGCCATGTACGAAGTTGGCGGTCAAGTTGCCGGTAAAGCACTTAATAAGTTAGTAGACGCTGGTACATATCTAGCCGGTAAAGTTGCTGACATTAATCAGTTGCCTAAACAATTGGCAGCCAAGATCGCTCGTAAATCATTTGAAACACCTGAAAACGTCGCTGCTGGTCGTAACGCGTTACAAGAGGCCGTTAAAGCTGGTGATGATGTAACTGCTCAACAAGCCCTTGCACAAGGCAAAGTTATTGCTCCGGGTACGCAAGCTGTGTTAGAAAAAACAACAGCTAGAACAGGTAACCTTGCAAAAGATACCAAACTGGCGCAACAAGAAGCAGCGCGGATGTCTACCATTAAAGATGTTACGCCTGATCTTGACGCCGCTATTGTTGCGCGTAGAAATGCGTCTAAACCCTTATACAAAGCCGCGGATACCGCTATTGTTCCAATTGACAAAGACGTATCGGCTGTATTAGCCCGTATGCCTGAAGGTACCTTAGCGGCGGCGGCCAACATCGCTAAGATAGAAGGCCGCCCTTTTATTATGGGTGAAAAAACCGCAGGCAAAATGATGGAGATGCCAGGTCAATTTGATCAATTTGGTAAACCAATTATGGTTCCTGTAGAAAGCAAACTAACAGAATTAACTGGCGAATCTATGCACTACATTAAACGCGCGTTATCTGATATTGCTTATGGCCCTACCACCACAGGTGTTGGCCGTGATACCCAAATGGCTGCACGTACGCTTTTAGATGATTATGTCAAAGTATTTGAAGCTAAAGTACCTAGCTATAAAGAAGCTAGAGCCGTATTCTCCGATTTATCCGCGCCCGTTAATCAAGCGCAAGTGCTTAAAGAGATGGCGTCTGTACTAGAAAAACCAGGCGGCGGTGAGCGTATGGGGCCATTTTTAAACGTATTAAATCGTGGTGAAGAAGCTATGCTTAAGCGCGCTGGTGGTAAAGGCGCGCCTCGGTATGAATCATTAAGTGAAGTATTAACACCTGAGCAATTACAAACCGTTCGTAAAGTAGCTGATGAATTAGCAACGCAAAAGTCTGTTGGTGAACAAATCAGTTCTGGTCAACAAATGGCTACTAAATTGCTTAAAGATGAATTGCCAAATTATCGTTTGCCTAACATTTTTAACGTGATTGCTACAACGGCTAACAAGATGCTAGACACTTTAGGCCTTAAAGTTGGTGAAAAGACTATTCGTGAAATTGCTAAAGCAGGCGAAACTGCCAAATCGTTTGACGAACTGCTAGGTTTATTGCCTGGCGAAGATCGCGTAAAAGTCTTAAAAGCAATGAGCGACCCAGACACTTGGGCTAAGTTTCATAAAGTAGCTAAGAACCCCGCTGTTTCAAAAGGACTTATGGGTGTTTCTGCTGATGTACCTCAAATGCCAGTTAACGCGCTTGCGCCGCAACAGCAACCACAAAATCAAAATGCACTTGCGAGGTAGACATGGATTGGCAGATGATTATCAACATTGGCGGTGCTGCCGCCCTCTCTAGCCTTGGTTGGTTTGCCCGCCAAATTTGGGATTCTGTTCAAAATTTAAAGGATGATGTAAAACAGATCGAGATTAATCTGCCAACGCATTACATTAAAAAAGACGAAATTAAAGAACGCTTTGATCGTATTGAAATGTTGTTAGACAAGCTTTATGAAAAGCTAGAGCAAAAAGCAGATAAATGATGTATGTCAGACCCATTCGGAATAACAGATGGTGTTAAACAAGTCACCAGCAGTATTAATGAGTCTGTAAAAGCTAGTCAAGAGCTATCTGAAGCAATAGAAGGCGTATTAGAAGTAGCGGATAAGGCGGCGAAAGAAAGGGCTAACTCTAGAAAAAAAGCTAGGCAAGTTAACCCCGATACCACTACGATTATTGAAGCAGTTGATGAATGGCAAAGACTTTTAATAGCTAGGCAATCTGAAGCACGGATACAAGAACAAATAACCAAAAAATACGGTAGTAGAGCTTGGGAAGAAATACAAGGCATTAAAGCTAGGAAACAATGGGAAGATAGGCGTGATAAGTATCTAGAGCAACACGACAGGCGGGTAATGAAAAGTGTTATGACTTTATGTTATTTATTTGCTGGCTGGATTGCTTATGAATGTACATGGGGAAGATGGCGATGAAAGACGATTTGCTAATGTGGACATGGATAGCATCCATAGTCATAATTTTATATACCGTTTATAGCTACTTGGAGTAATTAATGGAAACTTTGCTTTCAATCCTTAAAGGTGTTGCACCTATTCTTGCTACTGCGGTGGCTGGCCCTGCTGGGGGTGCGGCAGTAGGTTGGTTAGCTGACAAACTAGGCGTAGATGATGCCACCGTAGAGGGCGTTACAGCCGCTTTAACGGGTAACCCTGACCTTACCCTTAAACTTAAAGAACTTGATCTTGAATACGCCAAAATGGATGCACAAGACCGTGATTCTGCCCGTAGAGCATACGCAGAAGTGGCTACTTCAGAAAACGCTACCAAGTTAGAAAAAATGGTAGTTCCAACTTTAGCGCTTGGCGTAGTTGGTTTAGCTTTTTTCTTAATTGGTGTTTTGATGTTTGTAGACACTCCTAATGACCAACAACAATTAGTCATTTTTGCTCTTGGATTTATAACTTCTGCCGCAGGGCAAGTCTTATCGTTTTATTTTGGGTCAAGTCAAGGCAGTAAAGACAAAACAGAAGAAATGAAAGGAATGCTTAAAAAATGACGTATGACCAGTTAGACGCTTTAGGGATTGACCATAAATGGTTAGCCCCTTTGGAAGAAACCTTTGCTAAATACGATATTTCTACGCCTGTGCGCCAGGCAGCGTTTATTGGTCAATGCGCCCATGAGTCGGGCAACTTTAAAATCTTGCAAGAGAACCTTAATTACAGCGCTGAAGGGCTAATGAAAACATGGCCTAGCCGGTTTCCTACTAAAGAAGTGGCTGATCAATACGCCCGTCAACCCGCTAAGATTGCAGGCAAGGTATACAACGGGCGTTTAGGTAATACTAGCGAAGAAGAAGCTGCTAAATATTTAGGCAGGGGTTTGATTCAACTGACCGGCAAGGAAAACTATGCAAACTGCGGATCGGGTATTAATGTTGATCTTCTTGCTGACCCTACTCTACTGTTGGATCCACGATACGCTACGCTATCCGCAGGGTGGTTTTGGAACAAAAAGGGTTTAAACGCCCTAGCAGACGCAGGCGATGCAGTGACCATCACCAAGCGTATCAATGGCGGCGCGCTTGGTTTAGACGACCGCTTGGCAAAGACAGATAAAGCGCTTAGGGTTCTTGCGTAATTAAGTAAACAATAATAAAACCCATCGCTACAATCAGAATCCCTGCAAACGCCATGCACTCATCGTTAGTCATCTAACTCGAGCTATCTTAGCTTTTTTAAGCGCCATTTCATATTCTATTTTGGCTTTATCGTCTAAGCGCCGTAATGGCAATTCTTGAAAATATTTGTATTTAGCTTGGTATTCTGGGAGTTCAGACGGGCGTATCCACCCATATTTTTTAACCCATCGTTCTTCTATATTGGTACCAGATACAGTCCATATGTGTTCGTTATTCATGCAGTCCCCTTTCAGGTCAAAACATACTAACGGGTTTAGGATGACAAGCTACATCAACAATAATGTCGGTGCTTAAGCTAGACGATCCAATACGCCGTTTTGCAAATACTAACAACGCCCGCATATTATTACCCGTACATTCTTGACTAGCCAAAATAACCTCGCTCCTAGACATCGCCTGGACGCTTGGGTCAATAATCAAAGTTTGTATGGGGGCTGCGGATTGATATTGAACTGGCGGTATTGATGTGCAAGCGCACATAACAAAAGGTACCAAAAGTATCATTTTTTTCATTTTAAACTCCTGTTAAGTTGACGGTAGGCCTCAATGGCGTCTTTTAATTCTTTTTTTAACTCGGTTATTTCTGTAAAGCTTTGTTGTGCAAAACGCTCTAAATTCTCACGGCTCCAGGTGCTAAAATCGGGCGCAGTCATGGTTTTACCGCCAAGCTCATAAGCTCAATACGCTCACGGGATACCCGTAACATATTCGCCCTTTGATGCAAACGCTGAATAACAGAAGCACGGCGTTGATTAGCCAATTCTTCATCTAACATTGCAAAAACTTCATGTTCAGTCATCATGCTCAATTTACTGTTTAATTCACGCCAAGTTAATGTCATTTGTGCCTCGCAAATTCACCATGATATTTGTGCCTAGCTTCTACGGCGACAAGTTCAGCTAGTTCTAAATTGTCAAAAAGCTTTTGATACACCGTTTTGCCTTGTAGTCTAACTTGTACGTACCATTTTTTACTTGCGTTATGCCAACTTACACCTTTAATGCCTGACTTAGAATTAACAAAAAGCTTTGTATTGCACAAATTTTGTGACCTTGTAGTTGGACGTAAGTTTTCTACTTTATTGTTTAATGAATTACCGTCGATATGATCTATATGTGCTGGTAAATAGCCGTGGTGCATTAAAAATATAACTCTATGAAGCTTTTGCTTGACGCCATTTAATTGCAAAATCCTATACCCAGTAGAGTGGACGCTTCCTGCCTTGTCACCAATCTTTACCCGCGCATACTTTGATGGTTTAGCTTTCCAATAAAGTTCACCATCGCAATAATCAAATAGGTCGTTTAGTTTTAAGTTCTTCACTTTTAATTTTCTCCTTTATGGTTTTTATTTCTTCAATCACTTTGGTTAAGTTACGCGCAGCCGAACCGTAGTTACGCACCCGAATGACGCTTTCAGCTTGCTTTAGCTTTAGCTTTGCTTTTAGTTGCATTAATCTTTTCATTTCAATTCCTCAAGTGCAATATCAGATAACGCCCGTTTGTCCTTCAGGGCGTCCCAAATCCGTAAATCAATTGTTTTATTGGTTAATAAAAGGTAAACCCATACGTCGTGCTTTTGACCGCTGCGGTGCAGCCTGCCAATGGTTTGCTCGTACAACTCAAGGCTCCAAGGCAGGGATACAACGACCATCTTGCACCCGCCATGCTGAAGATTGAGGCCATGCCCGGCTGACTTAGGGTGAATCAGTAGCAACTCCACCGTGCCATCATTCCAACGCTCAATCGCCCTAGTGTCATTGATTGTCTGGGCGTGAGGGTAACGCCGTTTAAGCTCAGCCAATTCCTCAACGTAGTTGTAGACGATGATGGTATTGGCGTGTTGATTTTCCGCAAGCAACTCATCAAGCAAGTCAAACTTGTGGGTGCTAAACCACATAGGCGTCTTGGTCACGTTCATGCGCCCAGGGCGGTTTGATGCCGTTGTAACCGTTTCATAGACCCAACCGCCTGCCATCTGTTGCAACTTGCCTGTGACCACGCCTGCGTTGACTGCGGTGATCTGTACGTCCTTAAACTCAATGACAAAATCTTTTTTCATCTTCTCGTATGGCTCGCGGTCAGCCAAATCGCATTTCATTTCAATTACGTGGCATGGCGGCAGCTTGTCAGCGTATTCGCCTGCGTCTAACAGGAATGTTGCAGGTTTGATTCGTTCCATAACTTTTCCTAATGAGCCTACCCGAGGCTCCCACTCGCCAAAGTCCTTATTGACTAGGACGAAATACTGTTGCATAAACGCGCCTTTAGCGCGCCCAAGCAGATCTTGATTGACGATCTTGCACTGCCCAAACACATCTTCAAGCCCATTGCTCGTAAACGAGCCTGTAAGCCCCCAACGGATGTTGATGGTGTCTACCACCTTAGCCAATGCTTTAAAGCGCTTACCTGACGGATTCTTGAGCTTGGTTAGCTCATCAAACACTACGGCGTCAAAATCTAAGAATTGTTCTGTTAGCCATTCGATGTTGTCGTAGTTCACTACCACCACGTTAGTCTTACTACGCAACGCTTTAAGACGCGCAGCAGGCGCGCCTACCGCAACACTTAGGGATAACCCTGATGCCCACTTGGGCTGTTCTACAGGCCACACATCCGTACAGACGCGCTTAGGGGCAAGGACAAGCCAACGCTTGACTAACCCCTGCTTAATGGCGTCTTGCATGGCTGCAAGCGTTAGAGCCGTCTTGCCAGCGCCTACGGGCGCGAGGATCATAGCGCGGTTATTCTCGTACAAGAAATCGGCTGCCGTTTCTTGGTAATCGCGCAATTTCATAAGTCAGCTATCCATTGCATGATTTGCTCTTTTGTCCATAAACAAGCGTATTTTTGCTTTAGCGACCACATTTCATCCGCAAATACGTCTTGCATAGGCGATAGATGACCTCCTTTAGGGCGCTTGATCTCGATAAACCACGTATTGCCGTTAGGCAAACAAGCAATTCGATCAGCAACCCCACGCTGGCTAACAGACTTGAATTTATAAGTCTTGCCACCAATTGAGGCAACTGCCCAAACAAAGTATTTTTCAATCTCTGCTTCTCTTTCAGGTTTATTTTTTGTATTCATGTAAAAAAGTTTAGCACAGATTAAAAAGCTGTGGTAAAGTTTAATCTCAGTCAACTAAAGTAAAGGAAACAAAATGAACGATGTAATCCAACATTCCCGTGTAGTTGGTGGTTCTACCGCCAAACGTGTCATCAGTTGCCCAGGCTCTGTAGCCTTGTGCGACAAGATGCCTCCCAAGCCTAGCAGCAAATACGCTGACGAAGGCACCCTCTTACATAGCGTCATGGATAAGATCCTTGCTGATGGTGTAACGCCTGAGTCATTGATCGGTATGCAGTATGAGGGCATTGCCCTGACCCAAGAATTGCTTGATGAGAAGGTTTACCCTGCTCTTAAAGCCTTAGATGAAATCGACCCAAATAAGGAGATGGAATATGCAACCGAAACTCGTGTTGGCTTTGGTGACCTTTTGCCTGGTGTGTTTGGTAGTACCGATTTGCTTGGTCGTATTGGGAAACGCGCTTTCATTTTGGATTGGAAGTTTGGTAGCGGAGTTCCAGTGGGCGCAGAAGATAATCCTCAACTGATGTTCTATGCTGCCGCAGCCATGCGGACGCCCGAGGTGCAATGGGTGTTTAAGGATATAGAAGAAATCGAGTGCATCATTGTGCAGCCGCCATCTGTAAAGCGTTGGGTAACAACAACTAAGCGCATTAAGTTGTTTGAGCAGGAGCTAGCAATGGCAGTCAAGATCAGCCAAATGCCTGATGCGCCACTAAACGCAGGTGATCATTGCCGTTGGTGTGCTGCCAAGCCTACTTGCCCTAAGATGACAGGCATGGCCGACCGCGCCCTGAACGCTCAGCTTGACATCTTAAATGTTGGGCTGATCAGCGAATATCTTAAGAAAACCGATATGCTTGAGCAGTGGATTGCTGATGTGCGTAGCCTAGCCCATCAAATCTTAGAGGCAGGCAAACCCGTGCCAGGCTTTAAATTGGTTGCCAAGCGTGCTACACGCCAATGGGCTGACGATGATCAGGCTTTGGTTGCGATGCTCAATGAGGGTATACCCGAGGATGAGCTATTAACAACTAAAGTAATATCGCCTGCTCAGGCAGAAAAAGTATTGAAAAAGCATGGCAAGCAATTGCCTGCTAATCAAGTAGTAGCAGTAAGCAGTGGCAGTACGTTGGTCGAGGAGTCAGATTCAAGACCGGCGGTATTACAAATCGGGCAGCAATTGACCGCAGCCCTTTCTAAAATTCAATAAGGACTAAAAATCATGTCAAATATCACAACATTCTCAGGCGCAAACCTTCCTTCAGTAAAATCATTAGCTACAGCGTTGCGTACCATTGAAACCGATGTAGGCGGTGCAGGCACCGTCATTATCAAGATGGACAAAACAGGTCATTGGGTATTCGGTGCAGAGCAGACCGAAATTGAAGATGATTCCACTTGGGCAGTTAATCCTTTCTCATTCGTTCACGGCTATATTGCGTGGGGTGATGGCGAAGTATTGGCTGAAAAGATGGTCAGCGTAAGCCAGCCATTGCCTGAACTTGAAGCAGCGCCTCCTGGTGCCAAAAAGGGTTGGGAAACGCAGGTCGGTATGTCTATCAAGTGCTTAACAGGCGCTGATGCGGATATGGAAGCGCGTTACACCACAACGTCAGTTGGTGGTAAAAAAGCGGTTCAAGCGTTAGCAGTTGCAATTGCTACACAAGTAGAAAAAGATCAGGAGAACCCTGTTCCTGTGGTTGAGTTGGGTAAAGAGCATTACACCCACAAGTCTTATGGCCGTATCTTTACCCCTGTGTTTAAGGTAATAGATTGGTCAGGCATGGATGGTTCAACAGCAACAGAACCAAACTTGGAGATTGAATCCGAGTTTGAAGAAGATGCGTCTGTTGAAGCTAAACCTGCACGCCGTCGTCGCGGTTAAATGAATAGGGGTGGTTAGGCAGACCCTCGAGGATGTTGCAAGTGTGCTTTTTTTCTGCCTTCCGGCACACACGCAATAGCAACTAAATCGACACCCCGCCCATAAAGTACAGTAAAGGACAATAAAATGAAAGACTTAAAAGACTCAGGTTTGGTTACTCAATTGGTGGTTGTTGCCACAATGATGCCAAAAGTAAAGCAGTACATTGATGATTTAATTGCTGAAAATGAAACATTGAAAGATAAGTTGCATTTTAAAGAATTTTATGAGGCTCGCCCAAAGTGAGCATCCTTTGGCTCGACTACGAAACACGCTCACGTTGCGATCTACGCACCCGTGGGTCTTATAACTACGCTGCCGATCCAAGCACCGAAATCATTTGCATGGCGTATGCCTTTGATGATGAGGACGTTGTTCTATGGACGCCTGACCAACCTTTTCCCAAGCGCATATCACAACACTTTTTTAGTCAAGATCAGATCAGGGCGCACAACGCAGGCTTTGATCGCTTGATTACTGAGTTCGTCCTATGCCAAGATTTCAAGGTGCCTACCCCTGTACTATCGCAGTGGTATTGCACGGCAGCACAAGCGCGGGCTAACTGCGCGCCAGGCTCACTTGAGGACGTTGGACGCTTTGCGAGCAGCAGTATGCGTAAGGATCACCGAGGCAATCAATTAATCCGTCTGTTGTGTATCCCCAAGGCAGATGGTACATTCAATACAGACCCCACCTTGCTGGCAGAGATGGGTAACTACGCCCTACAGGATGTCAGAACCATGCGGGCTATCTCACAAGCGATGCGCCAGTTGTCCGATGAGGAGTTGCTTGATTACCAAATCAACGAGCGCATCAATGACCGAGGCGTGCTATTAGATAAGCCCCTATGCGAGGCCGCAGTGCGTTATGCTGACGAAGAATTACAAGAAATTGAGCAGATTGTTGCCGAAGTAACGCAAGGTGAGATCACCTCGGTTCGTAGCCCTAAAATGCGTGAGTGGGTATTTGAGCGCGTTGGCGATGAAGCTAAAAAATTAATGGAAGTGTATAAAGATGGCGATAAGAAATATTCGATCGACAAGTCAGTTCGAGCTAACCTACTTATTTTTGCTGAAGAAAACCCCGATGAGATACCGCCGGAAGTTGCGGATGTTATCCAATGTGCGGACGACCTATGGGCGTCTAGTGTTGCGAAATTTAAACGATTAAAGGATTTAGCCGATGAAGAAGATCACCGCGTTCGTGGAGCGTTTGTTTTCGCAGGTGGGTCAGCCACAGGCAGAGCTAGTAGCTACGGCGCCCAAGTCCACAACTTCACACGGAGGTGCGCTCAGGATCCTGATGCCGTTAGACAGGCTATGGTTAGAGGCCACGCAGTTGTCCCTGCCTTTGGAAAGCGCGTCACGGACGTACTCAAAGGTATGCTTCGACCCGCCCTTATCCCTAGACGAGGTTGCTCGCTGGTTGTTGCCGATTGGTCAGGAATCGAAGCAAGAGTTAACCCCTGGCTATCAAACTGTGATGCAGGTGTCAAGAAGCTATCTCTTTTTGCACGAGGAGAGGACGTCTATAAAGTTAACGCCGCCGCAACCTTCCACGTACCCGTCGCTGACGTTGACGGTGAACAGAGGCAAATCGGCAAAGTACAAGAGTTAGCCTGTGGATTTGCAGGCGGTGTGGGCGCGTTTGCGGCGATGGGTAGAGCCTATGGCATATTACTACCTGAGCCACAAGCCAAGCGTATGGTTGCAGGCTGGCGTGCGGCTAATCCGTGGGCGGTTCCGTATTGGCAAGACCTAGAATCAGCCTATACAAGGGCGATGCGTAACCCTAAGCACGAGTTTAGCGCGGGTAGGGTTACCTATATGTACGATGGTCAGCATCTTTGGTATGCTCTACCTTCGGGCAGAGTTCTTTGTTACCCATTTGCTAAATTAGAGGCAGATGGCGTCACCTACGCTAAAGCTGCATGGAAGCCCGCAGCCGATGCAAAAGAATGGCCAAGAGCAAGATTGTGGAAAGGATTAGCCTGTGAAAACATCACCCAAGCCGTTGCCAATGATTTACTTAGACATTCTTTACGTCAATTGGATGGTGTGGTATTACACGTGCATGATGAAATTGTGGTCGAAACAGACAGACCCGAAGAAGTAACACTTGAGATGGAACGTGTGATGTGTACGCCGCCTGATTGGGCTAAGGGTATTCCCTTGGGTGTAGAGATTCACGCAATGCAGCGGTACGGAAAATAAAATAAAAACCCCCTAGTTTTTAGGCTAGGGGGCAACCCTCACGAAAGGTAGTCCATAACTGACCTTGGT